GGGTCTGTTTCCAGATTAGCCTTATGCGATTTCTAGTGGTTTTCTTACAACAATGCAATAGGCAAAAAATCCCCCCGGTTTTTAGGCCGGGGGGTGTTCAAGCCCCGGAGGAGTACGGGGAGGAGGTATTAGGAAAAATGTTGTTGGAACATCCTTTCGACCTTGGCTCGGTACGCTGGATCGCTTTGATACTTGGGATCAGCAACCATTTGGTACAGCTCATCCTTGCTGGCGGCGCCCTCAACCGGAACCGACTGGGTCGGGATTTTGATGTTCTCGTATGACTCCCTGAGCTTGAGCATCATTTTAAGCCCTTTTGCGGTTCCGGCGGCGTACTTGAATTCCTCAAAATCATCTTTTGAGAATATACCCTTACGGACTAACCCTGATGCCCAGTCGGTTGCAGACCGGATCATGGCGTCTGCATTTGGGCCAAGGGCACGCTTTTCCTGCTCAATACTCGTCTTCTCTTCCTGGACATAATCTCCCTGCATCTCAACAACAGCCCCAACAAGACTGTCTAAAGCTGCCTGGCTTACGCCATATTCTTGAGCCCATGACATAACATGGCTCCTAACCGGATCATCTTCTGGTATGTCGCCAAACGAAGATGTGTTGTATTTGCCGTCTGCCGGAGGCTTGTGTTTGCCCTGGCTGATCTGCTTACGCAAATCCATCCAAGACTTGGCAATCCCCTCTAGGTCAGGCGACGAGTCGTCTTTTTTCCAGAAGTTCTCTGGCCACCAGTCTGGCCGCTCTAGCGGGCCGTCGTCTTCCTCTTGTGGCTGGAGATGGGACATCTCCTGTTTTGCTACGGTTTCCTGCTGGCCTTCCTCGGCTATTGATGCACCGTCGAGTAGGCCAGCTTCTTGGCTTTCGCCTTGAGCGCTGGGCTCTTGTGCTTGGGCTTCCATTACAGGTTCCTTGCTTTGATTAGCCGCATCATAAGATCACGGACTACGCTGTTCTGTCCCTCGCGGTAGAACGCATAGCTCGCGTCAGAACCGGGCACGGCGACCGGTTGTGAGAGATAGGCTTCGTCCAGCCAAGCCATTAGTTTTTGGCCGTCCTCGGAGCCAAATAACCGCAAACAGAGCTTGTTGAGATCGTCTGTTTTGGTGTTTGGCTCTCTTGTGTCTAATGGTACGGCTTCTAGGTCTTCCCAGCCGCCAGCCATCAGACCATCCTTCCGACTACTTGGGCGGCCAGCTCAGGGTTTTCCTCGGCTGCCTGGGCGGCTAGGGCTTGTCCTTGTTGTTTCATAAACTCCCTCTCCTCTGGTGTGTTGCGTACACGCTGCGGGATGCCAAGTTTCTCGGCAATAAAGTCCAGCATTTCGCCGGTCTTGATTGCCATCTGCCCCTCCGGCCCGGCGCCTGCGGCGATCTGGGCGTATTGCAGGATGTTGTTGACCTCTTCCATGCTCTGGGCCATAGCCAGCGGAGCCACGGCAGACACCCGGACTTCCAGGCCATTGACGCGCAGCGGAAGGTCGATCAAACCGCGGTCGTCCATGACTTGCAAGATCTTTGACACCAGCGGGATCATGGTTTCGTTAATCAGGCGGCCAAAGGCAGAGCCAAGATTTTGGCTCAATTCCTTCATGCGCTCTACGACTTCTGTCGCAGAACGGGCAGACATATTGTCTGGAGGGAGGCTTTCATCGAGAAGAATCCGTTTGATGTTCTGCCGCAAATCGTTGATGACGATCTGCGATACGTTGAAATCACCAGCGCGTGGAAGCGGCCGCAATGATTCACCCTGCGGGCCTCCGTTGCGAGCGACCGGAATAATCGCTCCCGGTACGATCTTGATCGTGTTGGGATTGAGTACGCCATCGTCTGCTGCCGTAAAGACACCAGCAATAGCAAGGCTGGCGTTTTTGAGCAGGAGTTCAAGTGTCTTATTAAGCGTTTTGACGTCCGGCAAGGCGGTGATAAGCGGGCCACGTCCATAAATCTCACCAGCTACCTTCATGTACCGGCTGACCACCCAAGGACTGATTTTCATCTTGCGATAGACCAGCTCGGACTTGGATTCCTTATGGATCACATAGTACGAATAGTCGCCGCGCTTCTGATCCAGAATCGTCGCCTCAATGAGCTCGATGTCCTCGGTCGGCTTGTCCCGGATCTTGCGGGCTAGTGCGTCGTCAATGTTGGCGTCTGGCCATTGGCGCTGGATTGATTCGCCCTTAATCCGCATACGGCGATAGACATTATCTACCTGGCCATTTGCGCCCTCTTCAAACGCCACTAGGTACTGCGGCACCGGAATGAAGTTAATAGGGTTAATACCGTCGCCAGGCTGAACCATCATAACGGCCGTGCCAACAGATAGGTCTAGCAAAAACTCGCCCATAGCAATGTCAAAGTTTGACTGCTTAATAGTGGCAAAAAGTTTTTCTGTGTATACATCTAAAGCTGCTTGTGCCTCAGCTGAACGATCAGGAGGAATATCCGGGCCCGGCTCCAAGCGACACCATTTCCGCTGCGGCGGGAAGATGCCAGACTGCAAGCGATTAGCAAAGCGCTGGACAGAATTGATTGCGGTCGAGTCAAAAACGCGGTTCATCTTCTTGGCGCCGCCAACCTTGCCCTCCCAGTATCCGTCATACAGATTCCTCTGCGGGAGCGCAAACTCGTATGCGTCTTCGTATAGATCGCGGAAATCGTCCTTCTTGCGCAGCGCCAGGTCGTGGCGCTTGAGGACGTCTTCAGCCTTTAGTTTTTCTGCCATTGCTAGTCCTTTTTGTACTTGGCTGCGAAGGCGCGCGCCGCTTCTTTGCTGCCAAAACCCCACGCTTTGAGGGCGAGCTTGAGGCGGGTGGGTTTTCCTTTTTCGTCTGTGAGAGGCCCAGCCATGCCGCCAAATCGCGCAGCAAAGCTAACACGCCGCGGGTTCGTTCCAGACTTAACTGGCTCCCTGAGATTGCCGCCTTCTTTGCTTTCAAAGTATTTCCTTCCGGCTTCATTCAAGCCTCCCGATGGGTTTTGGTGTTTTTTCAGAGTCATTCGTACCACTCGATTCGCAGTTCGGCAGCGTGATTTTGAGAATTCGTATTTGTGATCCGAAACAGATATGTCGTCAAAGGTTTCATGACGTACTCAAATGTAAAGTTCTCACCACCAATACCGGTGCCGCCAACTCCGCTTGAAATAAACTCGCCATAAATTTCTGTCCCTGTTGCCGTTACGGTCGGGGCGTACACGGCCGCAGCAGTAGATGTTGTATTTAGATTGCGATTCCGTCTGTGGATAGTTTGAGCCGTTCCGCCGCTGGTTGTCGGCGACTCGTATAAATAAAACTCAGACTCTCCGCCGGTCTGGAAGATAGCAATTAAATGAGCCAGCACGTTGGCCGGCCAGGCAATTGCAATATCTAAACTGGCATTGACAGCAAGACCAGCTGATGACGGCAGAAACTTGTATGTGTAATAGGCGCGTCCTTCGTGCAATCTCAAATGATTGACATCTATCACGGGCATAGGGTCAGACGAGCCAGCTACCCGCTGAGCTTCATCCTTATCCATAAATGTCGGAGTCACATGGCGTGACTTCGTGTTCATGGATTCCCTGCTGACGAACTGCGTTGCCATTATGTACTTTTACCTTTTGTCGCTATGCAAGTCCCGTAAAACACAGGAACTTTTGATTCGTCCAAAGCCCTCATGGCTTGGATCAAAGATTTCTCGCACTCAAGCGGTCTGGTTGTTTCCGCAAACCAAAATTTGCAATCGTTCTCAGCAGCGCAGAAGAAAACGATTGCAATCCAGGTCATTTCTGTGTTGCCCTCATGTTATCCACAAGGTTTGGGTATGGCCGGCCAGCCTTCTTTGCCATCTGCTTAGCAGCCGCCTTTTGCATTGGCGTTAGCTTTTCCGGCTTGCCCAGTCCTTTTGGCCGGGGCTTGTCCCAGACTTCTTTCATTTTTTCATGCCTTTCATGGCCATCTTGTACTCGATGTTGTCTTCTTCAAAGTCTGCGGCAGCATCCAAGTCAATTTCATTTGGAGTTTTTCTGCCAGCCATTTTGGCCAGCATTTTTGCCACCTTGCGCTGAAATGGGGTTACAACATCTTCAGAATCTTCTTCGGACTCCTTGCCGCCGTTTTCAATTTCAACAGATACTTTCACGACTTATACCCGCCAGCCTTGCGACCCTGTGACATGGCGATTGCCACGGCCTGCTCGCGGCTTTTCACAACTGGGCCGCCTTTGCCTGAGTGCAGCGTGCCAGCCTTGTACTCGCGCATGACCTTCTCAACTTTCTTCTGCATCTTGTCTTTATTTGGCATGATTAGCCCCTAAACAACACCAGATCCAAGCGTTTCAGATTCATTTGAGAGCAATGGTCTGTTTCCTCCTCTTGATCGTATTGGTCTATTTTTAAGCCTCTCTTCTCTTAATTTAATTCTCTCTTCTCTTTCTGCAATTTGCTCTTCCCTATTTATACCGGGATTTGGTTGCCGACTTGCAATATCAGAAACTTTTTTACCTAAAACTCTAAATGCGCTCATTTTTGATTTTCCTTTCTTTTATTTATTTGGGGACAACCCGGTTTCCGGAGCCAATCTTTCTCCGGATAAAAGCATCCTTGGGCCGCCGCGCATCCTTGCTTTGCGCCTTGCCGCTAACTCTTCTAGCTGCGCTCTTCGGTCGGCCATAGCCCTTTCCCTTTCGGCAGCAATCTGTTCTCTTTGCAGCCGAATTTGCTCTTCTGCCGCGCTGGTGTCTGGTTTGTTAAATAATCCGCTCATTTATATCCTCGACATAAGTAAGTAATTAACACCGTCTGGGCCGTACTTGTGCATTACCGCTTCCTGCTTAAATCCTATTGCTAATGCCCATTTTTCTGCCCGCATATCCGTAGTTCTAATGGTTAATTGAATACGGTGCAATCCCATTGATATCATTGCGATATCCATTACTTTAATTCCAATGCGAGTTAGAGTCATTGGTATAGACCTAACCTTCTCATCGGGCACCAGCCAAGCCTCCGCAACACCTCTCCAAATGGACACAAAACCAAAAATAGCAACCGGCTCCATGTTCAAAAAAGCGGTCACCGCCGGGCCCATTTGGGACTGCATTTCTAGCAACTCTGCCACCCCTTCCCTGCCCGTCACAGCGAGCACATCCTCGGTTGTGATATCAACCCTTTCGGCATGGTTTGGCGAGAAGGGCATAAAGAAAAGCCCTTTGCGCTTATTGGCCTGATTTAGCTTCTCAGCGAGAACTGAAGACGTCAAAGTCGG